GATGACAGCATCCAGAATTGGCTTGAGTCTTGTAAACGTGTCGAGCAATTGAATAAGCAGCGGCCCCATTGCTTGCCCCGCGGATGCAGCCTTTTGCTCAAGGTCGCTGAGTGCAATGTTGAGCTTTCCGCTGACCGTCCCGGCCAGGCGCTCAGTCATGCCATGAAACATGCCACCCGCTGAAGTAGCGTCCTCAAATGCTTGCCTAACTTCCTGTGATGATATCCCACCGTCCTCCATTCGCTTTTTTAGCTCAATCATCGTTTCGCCGGTGGTCTTGCTGATCTGCTGCAACGGGTTAAACCCGGCATTGATCATTTGAAGCAGGTCTTGCCCCATCAGGCGACCGGCAGCGGTGGTCTGCGAGAATGCCAGCGACAGCATCTTAAATCGATCGTTGTTGCCGCCTGTGACGTCGGACAGCATCTGCAGATTTTTCTGCACGTCCTGAGCTGCAACGCCAAAGCTCATCATTGTTTTCGTGGCTTCGGCTGCATTACTAAACGTCACCGGCGATTCAGCAGCAAACTTGCGAATCTGCTCAAACAGTAACTGGCCGTCTTTTGCACTGCCCGTGAGGACTTCGAACGCGATCGTGGCATCCTCGACCTGTGACGCAAGGTTGATCGACTTTGCGACCGTCTGAACACTTAGGTAGGCTGCCGCCATGCCTTTGATTGATGCGATTGCCGATGATGATGATACCCCCGCTTCCTTTGAAGCCTTGGTCACGTCTCTGATCGCCGGTGCGGCCTGCTCATGCTTTCGCTTCAAATGCTCTACCGCGTTCGCATACTCAACCGATTTTTTCCCAGACTCTGAAAACGCACGATTAAGCAGTCCCAGTTCCTGCTTGAACTTTTCTGCAGGCGGCACCGACTGACGCATGATCGTGGCGACTTTTGTCACCTCGCCCTTCGCAAGGTTTGCCCCCTCGCTAAAGTTCGACACGTCCATCCCGAGACGGACATTGAGTGCGGTAATTGTTGTCATGAGAAACCGAATGCCCGCTTGAGAATGTCAGTTTGTGCCCGTGGATGCTTAATACCACGCGATTTGAGCTTCGTCCGTTTCTGCCACCTCATTGAATCGGCCGGCATGAAGTCGACCACACTCAGCGATTCAACCTTTGCCCCTCGTGTTGCCGCCATCATCACAGTGTTGCTGTGAATCATTGCGGATAGCGAGGCTGCCTGTTCCCAGTGAGATCCAAACGGCTCGCACTGGTAATACGCCCACCACACATCAAACACCCGATCCGATATCGAATCCAACCACGCCTCTGGATCGTCTATTCCTAGCTCAAGGCAGACTCGGCAGGCAAATCTAAGACGGTGGTTTTGTCGGACTCCCCCAGCGTTGTCGACGCCTCACTAACGATGGCAAACGTCTGACACTGCTCCGACAACTGCTGATAAAACGCAAGATCAATTGAGCCGAGTTGTTTCGTCTCGGTATCCTTAAACAGCCGCTCGCCTTCTTCGTCAATCCACATGCGTGCAGTCAGCAGCATGATTGCGTCGTTTAAGTTTGTCGCATTCCACTTGCCATCCTTGTCAACCAAAGACATCTGGTATTGCGAGTGCTCCAGCGGTGTCGGCCGCTGAAGCCTGACCTTATGCCCGCAAACTTCTATGTCCTTTGTTGCTCGTTTCGTCAACTTTCCTAACGTCGCTCTCGTTAGTGTCATTACTCTTCATCCTCGTTTGGTTCGAGATCGGGATCAACCGGCATAACAACGCCGCCGATTTTTAACGCTGCTGTTTCATTCACAGCCTGAATCAATTCAGCCTTTGTTGTTTCGCTAAATGACACAATGCACTGCAGCCATGCGTCAGGCGATTTCGGCAAGTATCCGACTTGCACGTCATCGCAAAAAACAATCCATTGCTCGTGATCCACTGGCGATCCGTTAGGAGCTTCGCCGATGTGGTCAATCAATTTGATTTGCATCATGTCTCTCGTGTCTGTGATAGGGTTTCGCCGGTCATCTTCAGCGTGAACTCACAATCCATCGTTTCGTTGTTTGCCAACTGAGGAAACGCAACACGGCTAAAGAACGCTTTGCCCGTGATCGTTCCGCGTGTTACTCCGCTGGTCGCCGTGCTGAGCTGCGGGAGCGTGACGGTCACCGTTGCGACTGTTCCGTCGATTGGAGGCAGTCCCAAAGATGGACTGAACCGAACCACGCCGCTAATCTCGTTTGGAGTAGCCAAATCGTGTGGGTCATTTCGGGTGAATCCAGTGTCTGCCAGCAATGTTACGTCGCGCTCACCGAGCGTCCATTCCCCTGGATTAATGGAAACAACATTTCCAGCCCACGCTGTAGTGATGCCGGTCGTCTGTGCTCCACCCAGTGTGATCGTTGCTGTGTTGCCGGTCTTAAATCGTGTTCCCGTTGCCATTTTACACCGTTTCCTGATAAGCGATCATATAGTCGAAAATCGTTAAATATCGATGCTCCTGTGATCCATCAGTCGGCCGCTCATCCAGCGTCTGGATGCCTCCTGTGATCATTACAGATTCAATCGACACGCCGCCCATTGCTCCGGTGTAACCCTGTAAATCGCTTGCCCTGACTGCTTCTGCAATTAGGTTCGCACCGGCCCGCGTGGAGGCAAATGCGGTGAACTCGATTCGGCTTCTGGCAATACCAGAAAGCCCGTTGATCAGGTGATCGTGCGTCGTGCTTATCACCGTATAGGTCAACGCACCGCCAGTCTTGATCGTGTATCCCTGCGGTAGAACATCCGGAAATATACGAGTCGACACGAGTGCAGAAACACCCGTATTGGCCGCCAAATATCCCCGAACTGCACTACCAAGATCCGCCATTATTTTGTCATCCGATTTGCTGCTGCTTCGATTCCAGACTTCAAGGTTGAAGTGACGGCCGCTGATGCTGCTGCTCTGGTTTCGTCCGCCGTTTTCTTCACGAACTGATTCACGGCTCGAATTGTTCCAGCATCACGACCCCACAAAACCTTTCGCTTATGATCCTTTGAAAACAGATTTCCGTGTCCGCCACCGTCGCTGTATGACGGCCCTACCAAACCAATCCGGCCAATCAACACACCCAGTTTTTTCTTTGGCCTTACTACTGATCGAATCGTCGTTTTGAGTTTTTTTGCACCACTCCAGCGACGTTTTGTTTTTGTCGATTGCTGCCGGCGTGAACCGTCGCTTTCTGGAGTATTTGCCAGCATCGCTGCTTCAACTGGCACCGTTCCAGCCTGTATTGCGTTCTCAATAACCGTACTTCGAATGATAGATTCCAGTTGCTCTAATTGCTTCAGGAATTTGTTGCCATCAATAAGCTCCATCCCAATCGAAACGCGAGCCATCACAGCACCACCGATTTGCAATAAAGTTCTCGATAGCGATCCATGCCCTGAACTGCTTTGACGTAAACGATCCAGAAACGTTGCCCGTCAATGTCGATCGCCATTTCTGGCGTGTAGCCGTCCCGATAACGCACTGTGAATATGGCACTGATTCCGGCCTCCACTTGTCGCCCTCGTGCTCCTTCACCACCTGTCGTTGGCTCGTACTTCGCTGGCTCATCTGACAACCAAGTGCTAAGCGTCACAACTGGTTGGCCGGCTTCGTCCTGTGTCGTGCCTTCCACGCTCACCGTAATTCGGTGCCGCATCGTTCCAAGTCGAAATTTTCGTTCAGGGCGGAAGGTCATGGATAACTCGCCCTCATTTTCTTTGCGACAAGTGCCTCATACGCCCGTCGCTCGCCAGATGCCGCAATCATGTCGCGGTCTTCAAATCGATTGGCCAAACTCAATTTGATTGCCATGCGGTCAAGCTCCGGACACGCGCGGGAGTCGCTGCCATATCCGGCCGTGTAGGTGATTTTGACGGCTTCGCTTCTGTCCTGAACAGATGGCCTGACGAACGTGTCAAGAAACCTTACTTCGTCTCCGTCCAAGTAATAGTTTGACGATGCGACTGTTTGCGTTGCACCTGCCGTGTCCACGTAGGTGACTGAAGAAATGGCGATTGCCGGTCTGACCGAAAGAACAACCGTTGACAGAAACTTCGGTAGTCGATGCTCCAGCGTTCGCGTGATCAATGCGATTGAGGTGTCTCGTTCCCATTCCTCGCGAGCAGCCGCAATCAGCGAAGCCACCTCCGTGTCGTGACTAACGTCGCTTGCCCCGATGCTGAGTTGAGCCTTGGCCTCTGCGATCGTCACTGGCTCGCTCGTTGGTGGTGTCACTACTCTGACAGTGCTCCGAATCTCCTGATCCTTCACTCTGGTCGTTTGGCTCGGATAGTAATCGAGCCACTCTGTTCCGTTGCAAAACATCGAAGACACCTCCGCCAATCACTTCCATCGGGAAACGAGCCCCAACGCGATAGCCTCGCCAGTCCTGAATTAATTCGACCTGCATGATTCGATCCATTCGTTCGGGTATGCGTGAACCGCCTCGTATGTTTGTGGCTCGACCATGACAACCATTTCTTCCAAGTGTCCTATTCGCGTCTGTGGGTCAAGGTAGACGGTGTTTCCAGCTTTCTCCCACTGCTTCCAAAACCAGATATCGTCATCGATTCGCAGGTCGCCCCACTCTCCGTTTTCGTCCGGCTGTGACCAAAACCACGGCTTCGGGACGTTCTTGAGCTTACGCAGGTCAATCACTGTCAGGCCGAAATGTGCTGTTGATACCTGCAGAGGTTCGCCTGTGACTTCTACTGACGACTTGCCCTTGATACTGGCCAACATGGTTTTGTTGCCCCGCCGAATTTGCATCGATGCTAGTGCGTCAATGTGCGGATTTGACTCCAGCGTTTCGAGCAAACGCATAATGTCAGAATCCGTAAACAGCGAATCACCATCACAGATCACGGCAATATCACATTCCTTTTCAACGGCTTGCTGCAACATCCTTTGCATACACTGCCCATAGAACACGCCTTGCGAGTCCTGCAACGGTATTTTTGCCGCTACAAACGCGGCATCAATGTAATCTCGGCAAAGGCCGTTGATATAACGCGGCGATGTCATCATGCCGCACACTTTTACAGATTTTGAGGTCACTCGTTTGCTCCGGGTGTTTAGGGGTGATTAGCCAATTGCAACAAAATCAGCCTGTCCGGTCGTTCCGGATGGGCTCACGTCCAAAACAACATCAGCTACAGCACTGAGCGAAACCACACTGTTGGTTGTGTGTGTGCCCGGCGTTGCAAACAACCGGATATACCGCTTGCGTGTTCCATCGTTGTTAACGTGGAATTTTGCAACGCGACCTGCTGAAGTGGACAACGTGACAGACAACTGCATCGTGCTGGTGCTGATGTCCGTGAAATCGGTCGTGGTTGTTGTGTCTGATTCTTGAATCTTGACCACAACAGGAGCGGCATTTGTGTTGGCTGCCACTGAGGTTGTCAAAATGATCGTAGCAAAGTCCGCGTGTTTCATGTCTACGATTGTTCCAGCCACTGTTGCTGTCGCGGCAGCCGTCTGGCTTGACAATGCGATGACTGCACTTGTCGTCATGTTCGGTTTCATTTTTACACCTTATGCAAAATTGATTTGTGTGATTTCTGAAAGACCGGAACGCCAGCGAGCCAGCGTTCCGGCCGGGTCCACCCGGAGCGACGAGTGGCTCAATTATTAGCCCATTTGCAGAGCTACGATTGGACCGGCAACAGATGCCGTTCCGCGTTCATGCACGTTGATGTCAAAGCGTTCCGTTACTCGCAACGCCAAAGCGTCTTGGGCAAAGTAAACGGACTCATCAGCTCGCAGCGTGACCCCGCGACGAGTGCCCATCGTGGCAGCCATACTCAGGTCGCCAAAATAGGCAACCTTGACGGTCGTAGCTGCAGTTGATGGCATTGCGTTGATCAATCGGACTGGATAGCCCATGAACTGCAACTGAGAGCCGCCGGCAAGATCACTCACAGAGTTGCCGCCTGCCGCAAACTGCAGCCGGCCTGCTGTGGTGTGGTAAATGCTGTTGTGCATGTACCAAGCTGGCTGAATGCCCGGGAATCGCGGCAGCTTGGCGACGCACGCTTCAAAATGCGTGATGGTCAGAGTTGCGGCTGTGGTGATGCCTGTAGCAGTAGCAATCGAGCCAGCCGCAAGAGCACCATCCAACCCAACAATGCCACCATAGGTGCTGGTGCCATCGCCAAGGAAGCCGCACTGGTCCTCTTTGACCGCAAGAGCATAAGCAAACTCGCGAGCGTAGAAGTCAGCCACAGCGATAATTGCGTCTTCGTTCAATTCGCTGGAAAACTGAGTCATCGCTGCCAGTTTTTTCGCTTCCAACCGAACCTGATCCATTGCCGCATCGGATGCTGTGATTGTGTCATTCTGGCCGACAAAATAGGTTGTGAACCCACTCACGCGGCGAGGAATCAACGACACATCAGACGACATTGGCCAGTTTCGAGCGTACTGGCGAAACTGCCCGTACTCTTCCTTCAGGTCAACCATTGCATTTTCAAGCACCTCCGGAACGAGATAACCGCCTTTGCCGTTATCGTCGCTGGAGCCAGCCATCTGAATGCCATGATCTTTGAGCCACATTTTTGACGGCTCGTGCTTGTTAATTGCCGCCATCAAAAAGCGGCCTGCAGTATAGGCGTTTGCCTCTGCATCCGGCCCTTTGAAATGCTTTACGCTGCCATGACGCTTGGCAGTTGCTGGCACCTTAACGCGAGGCAACTCAGATGACTCTGGCCCCTTGCTTGACTGACCGGTCACTGGGATGCTGCCGATAGAGCGAACACGGGCTGCTGAGTTTGCTTCGACGCGAGCAGCTCTTTTTTCGTCGGCGTACAGTTTCTGCAAAACGCCGGGCTTGTCGTCCGTGCCCTGAATGCGATCGACTTCTGCCGCTTCTTCTGGCGTAAAGTCGCGACTCTCGTCTTTTGCAAGAGCAACGATGGCATCTACTTTTGCTAGTTCTTCGTCGATCTGTTCCCGAATTACCTTGAGACTCCAAATCATTTTTACAGTTCCTTGAATCGGTGTGATGCCGACTCAGGCCATAAAAAAAGCGGCGCAAAAAGTCGGCGAAATGTTTTCGCTTTGACTTTTCCGGCCGCTAACGAGTTGCTCAGAAAGATTGTGTTCGGTGCGGGATTTCTCCCCGCGTGAGTGCATCTAAGCAGATGTGCTCTTAGTTGTCAATTATTTTTTTACTAACGGCTGAACATCGCCTTGATCTGCTGCAATCGGATTTCGCGCGATGCAATCGTTGCTGGCGTCCGACTTCCTGCCGTTGGCTCGTTGGTCTTTTCGCCTTCCGGCTTGCTGCCATACATCGCCTTTGCAAACTTTGGAGCGTCAACGACAATATCTCCGACCTCTGTCGCAAACCCGGCCGCAACTGCTTCCTGTGCCGTGTACCATGTTTCTGAATCTAGAATCGCCATTATCTTCTTGCGGTCCTTTTTTGTCCGGTCCATGTAGGCGTCGAGAATGGAATCTCGGTATTTGTCCAGAACGTCAGCGGTCTTTCGCAACTCAGCGGCGCTACCCATCGCCATTGTCCACGGATTATGAACCATCATCATGGCATTTTTTGCCATAACGACGCGATCTCCAGCCATCGCAATGTAACTGGCAATCGAATACGCCGACGAATCCACAACAACGTCAACGCCGCCCTGATGCCGCTTCAGTGCGTTAAAAATTGCTCGCCCTTCGTCCACGCTTCCGCCGGGGGATGAAATCCGAAGCGTCACTTTGCGGCCTGACATCTTCGCAAGGTCTGGGAGTACTGTGGCCGCATCGATCATTCCCCAAAACGAGGAACCAATTGCATCGTAAAGAAAGATTTCGCCGGTTTCCAAATCAGACTGGTACATGCTTTGTAACCTTTTCGACTAAGGAGTCATGAACGAAAATTGAGTTGACTCGTGTCGTCCCGAGTCGCGTGTAATTGAAATCACAAGCAATCGAATAAATGGTTTCGGCGTTGTCTTGAATCTTGAAGCCTCCATCGATCTCAATGCCTAGCAGCCACGCTGGAACACGCCCTACATCATCCGTATTTGCAGGATGACATTTGTCGAAGTGCTCCACCATCAGCATTCTCGGTTTGTGATACGTCAAAATCTGCTCCATGATGACGCGGTCGATGCTGTCAACGTCAATCACGCACAGCATTAAGTTGTCACCAAGGTGGCAACTCGTGTTTAGGACGAATGCTGCGCGAAGATTCGCTTTTGGAAACTTTTCGTGAAGTTTTTCAAGGGACTCTGAATCTCTTTCAAACAGCACGCAATCAAGCCCGTAATTGTAAAACGGCTCGATCGTCAACGGCAGTCCTTCTCCGTCGCCAGCCCCGACCTCAACGCACTGGCCCGGCTGGTTAATTAGGTTCGCCAACGCAACTAAAATTCCCTGTTCACCGAATTGCCAACCGCCTGACGTTTTTGTCAGCCACTCGAACTCAGGCCGATCGGCCACGAATCCTTCCGTCATACTGTCGCTCCAAGTATGTAATCTGCCAAATCCTCAACCCGCTCGCCCCACGATGCCGTGAGTTCCCCAACTGCGTCTGGGAGTGCCTTTGCTGCCGTCTTGCTCATGACTTCAATCAAGGCATCCTGTGAGATTCGGCAGTGCTCAGCGGCCGCGTATGGCGTTCCTCCGAGTTGTTCGCAAACATCTCCCAGCGTGTGTTGCCATTTTGCGTAAAACTTTTCAACCGACTGAATCGGCGTTTTTGTTTTGACCGCTGCTGCCACTCGCTGCTGCTCAATAGCCAGCAAAGGACGTAGCCGAGAGACTACGGCCATTCGTTGCACTGCTTCTGTTTCTGGATCGTCCTCCGGCTCAGGATCTTCTGGAACGTCCGGCGAATCCTCTTCCATTGGTGCCGTCACTGTGATTGCTGGATTCTGATATTCATCCCCGCCGTCATAGGGATTCATGTCCAGTTTTTCGCGTGCCTCATTCGGGCTGATCACCGTTGCCGCAATTAGCTTCGTCAGGTATTCGGCCTGTTTCAGCGGGTCCATTCTCATAAGTGCGTTTGTGTTGAACTTGAAATAGTGCGTTTCGCTCGTCAACTGGCGTTCCGTCAGCAGTGATCGATTGCACGCAGCTTCAATGTGGACCAACCATCGGTTGAGGCAGTTCGTCAGGTATGCCAAATGCTTTTCTGCGAGACTGTTGTAAGACACGCTTGAATCGTCGCCAAGAATCTCTTCCAAGCAGAACCACATCGCAGCCTCTTGCCGCTGAAATAGCCGTTGCTCAATCCACTGCGAATCCTTGCCGCTCATGGAAACCATGTTTGCCTTGATACCTTCGCGAAGCATCGCCGTTTTGCCAGTGTTCTCTACCCCGTCGTGAGCTTCGCGAAACATAGATAAGAATTTCTTTGCTTCCTGTTCATTACGGAACATTCCGTCAGGAGCTTCAAGAATTAGAGATCCGCTGAATCCCTTTTTGGCAAGGTTTCGAACTTGATCCTCTGCCGATAATCCAGCGTCAAGACTGTTGCTCATGACCGCAGACGCATTTAATCCAGCAAGGCCATTAAAGCTCAGGCCATGCACAAAAAACACATCTTCATCCGGAAACCAAACCGTTTGACTATCCTCGGTCACTCCGAGTTTTGCCGCCAATGGCTCGTGCTTACACAAAACAGTGCCGTGCCATCGCTTGCCCTCGAACCATTCGCTGCTTGAGCGGTCTGGCAACATTGGCCACAACGCAACTGGCCGTCCGCCTTCGCGCTCAACAACGCATCGCCAGTTGCCGTACAACAGAAGGCTTGGTGCTCCGAACATTTTCCACTCTGGAGCAGTCTGGTAGTCGTTTGGTCGCGTGTGTACGATCTTATGCCCGGCATGAGATCGCTCAATGCTGCTGCCGCGTTCCAGTCTGCGATGGCAGTTAATGGGCAATTGCGAAAAGTGCCCGGCAATTTTGTTTACTGCATACCAAACTGGTGCATATTCGATAGCCCTGCGTGGCGTTAACTTAGCAGTGCCAAACTCCGGCGAAGTGCCGAAAAAGGCACCCAAACCTGAGCCAACTCGTGTGATAAAACGTCGAAACAGTTCCATATTTGGGCCTTCAAACGATGAATAAAGAACCTGTCGGACGCGATGGAGCCAGCATGGCCAATCTAATGCCCATCACCAAAGCCACGGCAGCGTCGATCTTCTCGCTCGAATTCCGCTTATCTGGCATCATTTTACCTTGTGCGTTGCTGGTTGTCATCATGTTTAAAGCACACCAACGCAGGATGTTGTCGGACTTTTCTGGCACGAACCTATTTTCTCTAATCGCTGCGGACAGTTCCTGCATGGGTTCGTGGAACTGAAAGCAGTTCTGAGGCATTTTGATAACCTCTAAACCTGCCTGCGACAGCTCATCGCCGAGTTGTGCAGCGTTGTACGGGTCATATGCGACCGCCCGAACGCCCAGCTCTTCTGCCACTTGTAGAAAGTCATCTCGCAGTGCGGCTACCACGTAACGAGACACGGTCAGTTCACCTCCAGCGACCCAACCGGCCCACGGCTGTTTCTTCAAATCGCGTTTTGTTTCATCGACAATGAAGGATCTAGTGAAAGCCTCATAACGCCAGATGGTTTTGCCTTCCTCATCTTCATCGATTGGGAATCGAGCCACAACAGCAAACGACGCCAAGTCATCGCGGCCACCAAGGTCAATTCCTGCAGTGATCGCGTCAGCATGTCGCCAAGATGAAAGAGTTTCTGCCATGTCGTCCCACTCGGCAGGCAGAATAAATCGCTCGTACGCTGAAACCTTGCGATTGCAGTGATACCTGGTAAATCTATTCAGTTCTACAGGTGATGTTTTGGCTTTTGTTGCTGCCTCTCGCAGAGACTCAAGACCAATTGAGACATTGATATTTGGGTTTGCCTTTGGCCACAACGACTCATTCAAAGCATCGTCGTTTTCATCGAGTTCAAAAATGTATGAAAAGTATGATTCGTCAACGAACTCCCCACGAACAACACCTGTTGCGTAGTCGTAATCTTCCTGCCACAACTGGCTTGTGTCATCTCCGGCCGTCGTAAAGTCCCCGATTAGTGGCTGCGAGCGGTTTCCAGATCCAGTCATCATCGTATCGTAGAACTTCCGGTGATGCTCTCTCCATGCGTGTTTCTCGTCCATCAACACCATGTGAGGGTTCAATCCGTCAAACGGCTTGTCGCTGCCAATGCAATGAATATAGCCTTTGTTATGATTGAACGTGATTTGCTTGTTGATCGGTGTCGAAAGAGCCTTGACGTGTTCCGACTGGCCCCGCATTCGCTCAATCTCGGCATACATCACTTTCTGAACCTGCTCCTTTTTGGTGGCACAAAGTACAACTTCTGCCACATCTTCTGGCCGCCCAGTGAATGGATTTACGTCTGACATCGCTCCAAGTAGTGCGATCCCGGCTCCGAGCGTTGATTTGCCGTTCTTGCGTGCCATCGTCCAAAAGAATCTGCGGAAGCGTCTTGTGCGGTCTTCACATCGCTTCCAGCCAAAGATATTCCACACGCCAAACAACTGCCACCGCTCCAGTTCAAACGGTTTTCCGGAACATTTGCCGATTGAGTGCTTTAGGATTTCAGGAAAGAAGTCGCAGCAGGCCGACGCCACATCGAGGGAAAAGTAATACGGAAACTCTGGGCTGTTCTGCCGCTCAAGATCGTCCACATATCGCTGCACTGCTGCCCGATGCGAAACACACGACACAATGCGACCGCTCAGCACGTCTTTCACGTACTTATCAACGGCTTTATGTGTGTCGCTTTTACGCTTCATCCTCGCCCCATTCTTGCCATGATTTTGGCGAACGGATCTTCCTTTTTGTCATCCAGCTTTAGACTAGTCAACTTCTGCCGACTGGCTGGCGTCAGGCCCAATTCCGGAAGCAGCTTATTGAGTTGCTCGCGAAACTTATTCATCTCAGACACGTAGGCGTTTCGCGTTATTGTTCGGTTGCCATCTTTGTCAAAGCCTTCAATTGCGAGTCCGGTCTCAGCAACTTTTTCGCGGGCTTCCATCCATTTCGCATAGGTCGTGCAATATGCCACGAGCACTTCGCGAGTATCAGATGACAACACACCGTTCGCTTTAAGGTCCACACTCAGCTCGTTCCACTTTTGTGTTTCCACCTCGCCAAACCAGTCAGGCATTTCTGGCGATAGTCCATCTGCTTTTGGCGCAGACTTGTTTTGCCGCTTTGGATTTTTCCGGAACGCCCCTGTTGCGTGCTTGATTTCTGCTGCCAGTGGTTTTCGTCCTCGTGCCATTTTCTAAAACCTCAATTTTGTGGAGATATGCGTGTGGGTTACAGGGATATCGACGACCGCCAAACCCCAACATTCCGACCGCCCCCCCCGGCCTGTCACTGTCCATCACGTCTTGCCTGATCAATTGCCCTGTGACACGCCACGCACAACGACATAAGGTTGTTCCATTCGAGTCGTAGCCACGGAGACTCCGCAATTGGAATGACGTGGTGGACCTCCTGTGCTTCTGTAGCGATGCCTCGCTTTTTGCATTCCTCACACAAAGGATTCTCATTTCTAAACCGCACGCTTAATCGCTTCCATGCTCCGTCGTACCCTGCCTCTGTCGTACTGACTGATGCCCTCTGCTTGCCACGTCCACACCGCTCACACTCCCTGTGCCTTACATCTAACACTGCACCACATGGGCAAAGCTTCAACCTCATGCGTCTACCTGTGGTGCCCTAACCACGCTACACACACCCTGCATGTACAGTGTGCTCGGTGCTGCGGCGTCCCTGATAGCGAACCGCAATGTTCGCTCGCTCGCCGTAACTGCTGATGGATACGCGAACGTTACGATGTTGCTACTGGCCCCACTGATCGTGATGCTCCCACTTGCAACCGTAGCCACATCGACGCCAGATAATGTTTCAAACACGATTACCAATGTCTTTCCGCTCAGACTGATAGCCGTTGTTCCGTCCGTCCGGTAGAGCGTGATTGACTGACTGATCGTTTCGCCGACAACCGGAACCAATGTCGCTCCAGCAGATCGATCGGCAACAATGCCAGTTGCTGGAAGGACATTGACACTAGAACCGCCACCACCGCTTGGGGCAAGCTCCAGCATGTTCGCAGTAAATTGGTAGACAGCCCCATCCTGCACCAATCCGGTCGTCACTCGTGTGGCAAATGTATTTATCGCCGCAATCTCCGTACTACCACTCAACCCATCCGCTTGGCAGTCGTGGACATCGGCAGCAATGTGATTAGCTCCAGTGACCTTTACCGCTCTGCCGTTCGTGCCATCGCTGATCAACAGCAACTCACCGAATGAATCTGCTGTAAATGTTTCTGTGGTCAGAGTATTCCAGATCTCGAGACGACTAGCGGAGTCCAGTTCCACTGCTCCGACCTTGTCTCTGGCTTGGAACGTCGCAGTCGTCAGAGTCAGCGTCACAAACCACCTTGCCACCGGCACGGCCCCAACGAGTGCGATCAACTCATACTCACCCGCTGGAACATCCGTGTAGGCTGCTGAATACGTGCCCTTACGGTTGGTCGCCTCGGTCGCTGATACCGACGCAACCTGCGTATCGCTCCCAACTGCAAACAATTTAGCTGTGATCGTCTGCGATGGTGGTGATCTGAATTCGACTGTTTGCGTCGCCACGGTTTAAGACTCCAGAATCTGAACAGAGCCAAGAGCATGAGCCACTGCCGCCTGAGCCTGACTTTGAGCCACTGCTGCTGCCGTTTTTGCTGCGTATGACGAGACAATCTCAGTCATGTACTGACGGCAACGGTATGACAAATTGCGGTATCCGCTGACTGGCTCACCATCCACCTCGTGAACCCCGTAAGCATCCGCAAATGCCGCGACCAGAGCGTCAACGATTGGCGTTCCGTCCGGCATCGAACCGAGGACGGCAGCGGCATTATCGACGACTGAACCGCCGACGCCTTGAGCGTCACACCCGCGAGTGATTGTGATTGTTATTTTGTCCATTAGTTCGGCACCCTCAAAACTTTGAAACCTGTACCGCCCGAATCAGACGCACCAATGGAAACACGCTGCAGCGTCCCTTTGTCGATATCCAACAGCAACAGTGGTGTCTCCGCTGCCGTAGTATTGCCGTCGACATGCAAGCAGTCGCGAAGTGTTTGTAGAGTCGTGCCGCTGCTACCAGCAGACGTTGACGCTAATGCCACGACCGCCGGAGTCGCGTTTCCGGTCGATCGGCCAGCCGAAAGCGTGAGTTTCCCGCCGACAATATTGGTTCCACTGCCACCAGTTCCAGCGAGCGTGTACGCCAGTGGTGAAGCGAGGATGTTCGTCCCGAGGTACAGAATTCGATTTGTGATGTCGAGTGATACTCGGTGAGTCGATGATCCGGGTGCATAACTTGGAGCACCGCCCCCACCGATTAAAATCCAATTTGAACCGCCGTCAAATGCACAACCAGTCGTCATGTACTGATTTTGCTCGGCTCCACTTAGCTCCCAGCGTTTTCGTAACCCCTCTGCAACGTAAATTGCTGAAGTGGTCGCACCTGTGCTGCTGCGAAGCATCGAGCAGAGTATGTCTCCTGCAGACGTGATCGCTGTCAAAACCGTGTTGCTGCTGTTTCGCGTCTCGATCAGATTTCCGGATTGGCTTGCCGCACCTTTTACCAACAGCGGAACGTCTGACGCAGCCTGTGATGTCACAGTAAGGAGTGTGCCGGAACCTGCGTACACGACTGCCGTCATTCCTCCAAATGCCCCGGCATTGTTGTACTGAACCTGCCCACTGGAACCGGCCGGAGTTCCCCCACTTGCCGTGGCATACTCCAGAGCCGTCGCCCCTGCATTAACCCTCAGCACCTGCAATGCAGTTCCAAGTGCAGTTAATCCGGTCCCGCCTTTCGCAACAGTGACAGTGTCCGAAAGCGTGGACCCTGCTGCCGTCACAGTGATATTCGCAGAGCCGTCGAAGCTGACTCCGTTTATGTTCCGAGCAGTCTGCAGGACTGTTGCTGATCCAGCGTTTCCAGAGATTGTCGTCTGGTCGCCAGTATTCGTGCCGCTGGACGTTCCGGAAAACGTCCCTGACTGTGTCGCAAGAGTCCCAAGGCTTAATGCCGTCCGTGCCGCCGCAGCGTCCGCAGCAGTCATGAGCGACCTGCCGACAGACGTTGTGTCGATCACCTGCGTTGCAATTACGGCTTCGACGCCCATTTTCAGCCCTCAAAAATCAACAGCGGATCAACGATCCGATCTTCAATTACCAACGGCCTTGTCTGCGACTTTGCTTCCCGGCCCCGAATCAATGTGGGTTCGATTCATCCAACGGTCATACAACTGCAACGTCTGCTCACGCTCTTCACGATGCGATTCTGTCAGCGACTCGTACCCCTTTTGGATCTGGTTGAGATGTGACGGTATGCCGACCGTTACCGTGTAGTAACCGCCCCAGCCGATCGAAAACAAGATCGCCATCAGCAGCACGTTATTGAATGGCTGACCTGCAGCCCATGCAATTACTTGAGTCTTGATTGATTGCTCTTTTTCGTCGGCCACTGTTGGTTATCCTTGTTGCTCTGTCCAAATTCGTTTTCTGATCGCTGCGACAATCCAGAGCAAAAGCTCTGGAGCGATTTGCCAGAACAGCCACGCCATGATTGGAGTTATCGCCTTTGCAATTTCCTCGTCTGTGTCCGTCGGTTTGATTCGCTGCTTTTTTGCAAGTCTCAACATCCGCCGACCATAAAAGTCGATCGTCTCGCCCTCTTTACTGACGGCCAGATCTCCCGCCCATGATCCGCATTGCGCGGCTCGCTCGTAGAGCAGGCTGGTCATGATTGTGTCATCGCGGCTCATCAGTAATTGATCCTTATCTGACTCAACCTCAGATCCACCAAGGCATGATCCTCGTAAGCCGTCACCCGCAACACATCCGGACTGATCGGCCCCGGAATATCAACCTCGACCGTCCCGTCTGTGATGGTCAGAATTGCCTGTTCGCCGTCGTGCTTGAGCTTCAGGTTGACCGTCTCCGACCATTCAATCCGCTCAATGCGTCCGCTGATCACCGCTTGGATCGCTTCGCGGATGTTAAGGTGTCGCAGGTCGATCGGCTTTATGAAACTCATCGAAACAGACCCCCGAACAATCCACGCCGCTGCCGCGTTGATGACGTTGGGCACTGACCGTTCGGGCAATTCGATCCACGATTGATCATCTGCACTGGCTTTGACTTCATTGCGACTGGCTTTCCGTCGTGGATCGACGCATGAAGATCAGCCATTTCCTGATGAGTCATGCCATTCGTGTCGATGCCGTGATCGCTTGTCAGATGTGCTGATGTCTCAAGGATTGTGGGATTCCAGTTGCCTTCGATATTCCATCGCAGAACGGTGCCATCTGAAGCAACACGAGAAGAAGCCGCCGGCGTAGCGACTTGAGAGGAGTTAGGGGTGTTGTTCGCTGTTGCCGGCGGCTCACTAGACTGGATCACCTCCTGACCTTTGGGGGTTTCGGATTTGACCTGTAGTGCTTCGATGTTGGCCTGTATCGCGGCCAGTGCGGTTGTATTTGATTCGACGACCTTCAAAATCTCGTCCGATTTCGTTTCGACCGTCTTTGTCGATGTCAGCAGTGCAGAAAGCTCAGACGCACGGGCGGACACTTCCGGCGATGGTAGTTCTGTTGATCCGCAGCCGACCATTAGCAGGCAACAAAACCCAGCCAAAAGCAACTGCCCTAGAGTAGCCCAAAACCCATACTGAGCTGAACTCTCGATGTATTGCCTTTTGTCAGACCAGCACGCGACATCTTCGCCTGTCACGTCTACCCAGCGTTGCGTTTGCTGATTGCGAATGAACACCATTTCACTCAATCTTAACATCACGCAACCCCCTTGCTTGGACTGAAGTATCCGCCACCGCTCACGACGCGATTGTGGAAACGCTCGACCGGCTTGTCAGGCATCAGCAAATAGCCACCAAACGGGGCAAACTGATTCCGCTGGTAGGCTTCGTAATTCGCACGCGGCATCAGTTTGAATCCGTTGCCGTGAGAGTTCCAAACGACCAGATACCAGATACCGCCAAGCTCGATCGCTGCGATAATTTCCACAGCATGACCGCCGCCACCGTTTGCATTCTTCGACCAACACGAATACTTATTTTGCAGCTTTATAAACGATGGAGCCCAATACACTCCGATATGTCCCGTTCCGCCTGCCGACAGTGCAATCAGCATCTGATCCCACGGCGGCATTGGACCGTGTTCCGCGACGTAGCTATCTTCAATTGTCAGTCCCTTGGCTCGCTCCGCAAATCGACTGGCCTTTGTTTCATACGTGCCATACGCCCATTCAGATTCCAGACACAAGCCAGGCTTGACTCCGATGTCGGGGATGCCTTTTGTGAGTAGTTTGACGCCACTTTGCATTGATGTTCCGGCGTCGCGGCCCACATCGTTTGGTGACTGAACGTACTCGCTGCCGTTGTATGCGTAGGTATCCGAAAACTGAGACATCCGGCCCGTGCAGTAGCGGTGGCGAGCCTCTGTGCCGTTAGCTGTCGCATTCCCTTGGCAGTCGTTTTGCGTCTGCCGCTGATCTCGCATTTCAGCCAGCAGGATTTTCGACCATTCACGCAATCGATCCTGCCAGCCTGCGTAATCTTCAGCACGCGGTGCGGAGACTTTCGCGGTGACTTCCATTTCCTTCCACTCGGCTGCCGTTGGGATTTTCAAAGCATGTGTCATCGCACGTACCTCTCAATCCATGCCGCTTCTTTTTCAGCGGTCCATTGTTCGCCGCCGAATGCTTTCGCCTCTTCAGTCAGCAGGACGACCCACGCCGCTTCCGCCTGCGGGATAAACCGCGAAGACATCCAAGATGCTGAATCTGACTCGCTCTTGATTTCACCGGCGCGGAGGGCTTTGGCTCGCTCTCCTGATAACTGGCGGAACGTTGTCTCTTGAGTGTCAAACACGGCAGAAACTGAATCCGCAGGCACCGGCCCCGGCCCAACCTCAATGCCACCGCTGACCCACACCCCAGCCACGGCCCCACAAACAATCAACGCAGCAGCCTTGGCCCCACTGACTAACCAAGGCCGCCACGCGATTGGCTTTTGTGGCACGACAGCGATGGCAGGGGCTTTCTTGGCCGCTGGCTTTCGCTTTGCTGGTGCCTTCTTTGCGGGGGCTTTTTTGGCCATTACTTGGCCGCCTTAATTTTTTGAAAGACGGACCAGGCAATTCCGGAAAGGACAAGCAGCGCACCGGCTGCAGGCTCCACGTCGGATGCCTCAATCCAGCCTTTTGCGACTAGGCTGCCTCCAAGCGTTGTTAGCACATGCCGTGCGATCAGTCCCGCTGAGATTTTCCAGTCCACAGCTCACCCCACGACGCGATTAATCCGCCACATTTCTGAGGGCGGTCAGCAGTCACAGTGTAGTTTTAAGAGCCAAGCGGTGCCGTTAGTGTACCAGGGTTTGAAACGCTGTCAATGGCTTAGGGCAACACCGGAGTTCCGATCCGCTGCCCTCAACTGTTCGGGATTTTCGAACAGTTCAGCAGAGGACAGTTATTCCGATGCTCATCAACAAAACACACCCAGGAGACCAGCCCGAACAAAGGAGTCACCGTTGTCCGCAGTTACCGACCCCGACTCAGGACCGACCAGCCCCTGAGTGCTGCTTCCAAAATGAACAGAGGTAGCGTCACTCCTCTGTTACTTCGACCATCGTTTGTATTTATACGGGCACATCGTTTCGACCGGGCACGAATCACATATGCCGCCGCTTTTCCGCGTAATGATGCAACCCCACGGTTTACCGCCAAGCTCCGCCACAGGAACATGATTGGCGGCAAGTGTGCAGAGCGTCTGAATCGTCTGCGTTGCTTCGTCGGATCTTGCGACCGCCTCCGACTGTAAAGCCTGGTACTCTTCTTGCGTCAGCAAATATTGCACGTCACCACTCCAACAGAGGACACCAACACCGCTGCTCATACCTGCTCGTGATACTCACCGAGCTTGTTTTCGCATTGCTTCAACAAACACTCAGCAAACGGAGTTTCGCCCAAATCCTCATCAACGTTTAGAACCGCTGAATCACTGTAGAGCACAATCAGCAACCCATGCTCAATCGCGTTTCTATCTTCGATCGTCGGCCCTCGTGAATGCTGCTGAACTGTGCCATCTTCAAATATGTAAACAAACATCTCTACGCCTCTCTTTAACTACTGGAACGGAATTCCGCTGTTCATCAGGCACCAATGTGCCCGACCATTTCAACCAACTTGCCGATCTCGACAGCTTCATCGAGCAGGTCTTTCATTCGTTCCCTAGTCACGTCCTGACTGAACACATTCGGCATCGTCATCTGAAACATGAGATGATCGCTTTCCCGGTAAATCGCCGCCATCATCGTATCGTGCCAGTGATTCCCGTTTTCCTTGACGATAGTGCCGTCCTTGCATTCGTAGGTGTACCAACTGCGATTCACGGCAATCAACTTTCGCCCAGCGACGTAAGGCTTTCCATCTTTGTCGTAGACGACTCGATACACGTCACGCTGAATTTGCTGGCTCACTGCTGGTTTCCTTTGACTATCGAATACAAGTTCCGCTGCTCACCCTACGGACAAATCTCTCACTTGCTGCCTGCCAATCGCACCGCAAACATCCCTCAACTCATCGCTGAGTTCTCTGTTCAGCGCCAACAG